CAGCGATCTGGCACAGGTGATCTCTCGGTGCTCGCGGCATCTTTGCCGATAGCCACATCGCGCCGATCATGACTGAAGCGCTGATGATGACCATCGCAGCCAGGCCGGCGTAGTCTATGAGCTTCACGGCTTGCCCATCTCGCGGATTGCGTGTGCATTTGCTTGCAGCAGGCTGCGGTAAATCGGGTTCTCGCAAGCCATCGCATTTTCTTCAAGCAATGCAGCACACGCCTCCCTCTCTGCCTTAACTGCCGCTTCAAGAACTCTGAGAATTTTTGATGGCATCGATTCTTCAAGTTCTTTTATGTAAGCGTTGCAGCGTTCTATCTCCGGCGCATTTGCCGCAATGATGCGCTCGCGCTCGGCAGCAACGACAAGGGCGGCAAATTCACGCAGGCATTTGTTTTCGCCATCAAATCCAACAAAACCAGCCTCCCGCGCCATGCGGGTGATGTCTTCTTTGGTCATGTGTTCTTCTCCTTTAACTTGGCTTCAATGGCTCGGGCGACTTCTGTAAAAGACAGCATTGCCGCGCCAAGCGGCACACAAGCCCTTTCAATCTCCTCATCCGTCAGCGGCTTGCGCTGTGGGCAGCAATGACCGCACCTCGGGCAGTCGATGACAAGCTCCTGCTTTGGCCGTGGTGGGGTTAAGTAAGCGTTTGAGTCTTCGAGGTCGCCACTGCCTACCCATGTGCGCTGTGGTGGGGTGGAGAAATGTTCTCGCAACCACAATTTAATGCGTTCAATAGTGTCCGAAAAGCCGTCATCTGCTGGTGATGTTTGGGCAATCACAAAAAGCTCAGTAGCCAAGTTTTCGTACACCACAGGCTCCTGCTCTGGCTGCGCCAGCCTCCTTTGCAGCAGATCAGACACGATCCAAGCACGCTGAATCTCGTCTGCGCTTGCTGGTGTATCTCTTACTGCTTGTAAAGCCTCCAGCGCCTGCTGCATGATCTCGCGGTCAGTCACGGCTTGCCCCTCAAGTCATAGAGTGGCACAGGGTTGTAAACGTCATCAGGCCGGCGCGAGCGGAAGAACTTCAGACCCAGCGCATTCGTGGCGATGTACGCGACAGGCTCGCGCTGCGGCTCCTGCTTCATCTTCTCCATCAGCGCGTGCGCGAAACCCAGCACCTCGTAGTGCTGGCGCCAGAGCTTCATGATCTCGTCGTCAGTCATGGCTCAATGCCTCCTTCTGCTGCTTAACGATGTTGCTCGCGGTGCGCATACCGCACAGCCAGCCGGCAATGGCCCCCTGCTCTGCCGCGCGCTCAATGATCTGGCGCAAGTCAGCAGAGGTCAGGACTCCGAGCGCGCTTGAGCGCGGGGCCATCTCAGTGGCAATCTGCTCGACGATCTCTTGGAGTTGCTGACCCTTCATCAGATCACCCCAAACAGCATACAGGTCAGCAGACCCACGGCGATGCTGCCGCTGATTGCGAGGATCACCTTGTCGCACAGCGGCAGAGGTTCGATTTCCTCATAGATGTGGCCTCGCTCGTATGGTCCGAAAGCCTGTTCCAGTGTGCGCGGGTGGCGGCGGGTGGTGTTCATTGTGGGTCTCCTTGGTGGTGAAGCCCGGCTTGCGCCGGGCGGGGTGATTAAGCTGTTTCGAGGTTGACGATCTCTTTTGCTTTTTTGATTGCACGTTCAATGTCCGGATAAATAGCTGCAATGCCAACAAATAGCTGCGCGTCATCATCAAACAGTGTCACGCTGAAACCTTTTGAGATCAGCGTGATGTGGCTAGTGATGCCGTACTCTTTATTGCTGAAAGACATCAGGCGCATCGTCGTAACTTCTTTGGTCATTTCGTTTCTTCCGGTTGGTTGCTGATGACTGAATCATATAGCATTTGCAGATCTTGTCAACTCCCCTACACTCTACTCAACTATTCCGGGCAGGATAATCAACCGTGAGGCGCGGGTTTTTGAGTTTCTCACGCCTCTAGCTGCGGTGTCTCCCCGCAGTTGCCATGCTTCGGGGCGGGGTTGTACCTCGCCCCCTTTTTGCCTACCCATTTGACTGATAAGTCATGCTGGGCTTACAATTCTAGGCATGAACACCCTCGCCCAGCAAGCACTTTCTGACATCAAGGCCAGAGCCGAGGCTGCCGGCTTCAGGATCAGCGACGTCTGCCGAGTCGCGGAGGTCGATCAGTCGCAGGTAAGCCGCTGGTCTAACGGCGTCACGGAGCCGCTTTACAGCGCCGTCAGGCGTCTGGAGCAGGCAGTCGATGCCCTGGTGGCTGCACGCCTTCAAAAGCTCTCAGAGTCCCAGGAAAAGGCCGAGCAGGCGTGAGAACCCTGGGCATCGACATCGGCCTCAATGGCGCTCTGGCGGTGGTCGATGGAGATCGACTGATCGAAGTCCACGATATGCCGACCTTCAGCATGGAGCGTAACGGTAAGAACAAGCGCATGGTCAACGCCGCAGAACTCGCACGCCTTATCAAACAAGCAGCACCCGCCAGCGCGTACCTCGAGCGCCTCAACGCGATGCCAGGCCAAGGCGTCACCTCGATGTTCTCTATGGGCCAGAGCCTGGGCGTTGTCCTCGGCATCCTCGCGGCTCTGGACATCCCCACCACCACGATCCCACCGCGAACCTGGCAGAAGGCGCTCGATGTGCCGCAGGGCAAGGACGGCTCGCGCTACCGCGCCGCCCAGCTTTTCCCCACGCACGCTGCCCAGTTCGCTCGGGTTAAGGACGATGGCCGCAGCGATGCTGTGCTGATCGCGGCTTACGGTGCCAGCAGATGATCCAAGACTGGGACAGCCTAGATCCGTTTCCTCACCTAGTCATTGACGGATTCTTCGAGGACTCTCTGGCGCGTCAGCTTGCCGATGAGTTCCCGCCATTCGGCTGCGACCTGTGGCATACATACGACAACGCCGTCGAGGTCAAGAAGACGCTGAACAACTACCACGCCTTCACGCCGGCCTTGTACAAGTTCTTCACTGACATCAACTCGTTTGAGTGCATAAGCCTCTTTGAGCGGCTGACGCGGTGCAATCTCTACCCGGACCACGGCCTTCACGGCGGCGGTCTGCACATTCACGGATCAGGCGGCAAGCTCAACACGCACCTCGACTACAGCATCCATCCCAAGCTCGGCCTCGAGCGCCGCCTCAACCTGATCGTGTATCTGACCCCTGACTGGGATGAGTCGTGGGGCGGCGCGCTCGGCCTGTGGCGCGATGACAATGGCAAGCCCGGTGAACTTGTGAAGTCCATCGCACCGCTGTTCAATCGCGCTGTGATCTTCGACACGACAAACGCTTGGCATGGCCTGCCTGAGCCTGTAGCGTGTCCTGTAGGACAGCACCGCAAGTCCTTGGCGGTGTATTACCTCTGCGATCCACGCGAAGGCGCTGCCTCGCGTAACCGCGCTCTGTTTGCGCCGACTGCGGAGCAGGCCGAGGACCGCGAGGTGCTGGAGCTGATTGAGAGGCGGGCGCGTTAAGGGGCGAGAAGGCCGCCTTCGACGCTAAGGATTCGCAGCAGATCTTCCTCGCCCGGGAAAACGACGAAGTTGCTGGTTCCTTGGCCTGCGCCGCGAGAGCCTTGGTCTAGGTAGCGAATGCCTGGGATGCCTGCTTGACGCAGCATTTCCTCTGTTTGCCCACCTTTCCCAAAAACGTCAAGCAACGTCTTCCCAGGCATATCCATAATCGTCCTGTAAGCGTCTCTTGTTGTTTGGTTTTTCTTTAGCTGCTGGAAAGTTTCTAAAACTGGACGACCTTGGTTTATTAAAAAATCTTTGACAACTTGAGGCTGCTGGCTAAATGGCCTGTCATAGTCCAGCATCCGAGCAATCGCGGGATCTGGGAGGTCGATGGTGTAGAGGGCGCCCCCACCCTGCTCTTTGTATGCTTTGAAAAGATCAGCCAATTTTTCTTGTGGCAACTCTCTTGCCGAAATATTAGCGTTCTGCAATCTTTTTGCTAAAACTTCAGGAGGCGCTTCAGTTCTGGCTTGCCTCATAAACTCACCACGCGCACCAGCAGAAAGATTTAGTCCTCTTTTTTCAGCCTCTGGTGATAGGTCAAATGCTTTATATGAAAGAGTTTCCTGATAACCCTTCGCAACCCCCGGAGACTCAGCCACATAGTGCCCATACCCGTAAGCCTGCGCCCCCTCACCTGATCCTATCTTCGTGGGGTCGAAACGCTGGAAGCGATACGGCGATCCGTGATACACAGTCGCGGCCCCCACCGGCAACCCCTTCGTGGCCCTCACACCCGCCATAGCCCCCCGGCCAATCGGCACAGTTTCCGGTCCCAAGGTCATCAGCGCCGCCTCGGCCTCTGGGCGCAGGCGGGTCGTCATGCCTTTGCCCTTGGTCAGAGGCTCGCCGTAGGACAGACGCTCCATCGTTGCGGGGATGCCGGTTTCAGCGAGCAGGCCACCGAGTCCCTGCATCTGCTGCGCTCGGCGCGGGTCGCGCATATATTGAACGCCACCCGTTAAGGCGTCAGCAAGCAGACCAAGGATCGGGTTGCGGGGTGTTGGGCGAATGTAGTCGGCCATTTATTTACCCTGAGACTGAAACCTCGGCATTGTTGCGCCAAGATAGCCAGCGCCATATGGCACTGTCTTGCCTAGCGTTCTCATTGCCATGTTGATGGATTGCTGCAAGCGCGCCATCCCGCTTTCGTCAACCAGCGCATTGCGCACGATGTTCGGGTCTTCGTTGACAAGTATTTGTGCGATCCTGTTGCGGTCACGCTCAGACAAGCCTTTGCTAGATTCGCCAGCGACTTTGCCAATGACCCTTATGGCCGCTAATGGGCTTCCTTGCACAACGCCAGCAAGATCATCTGCCGTAACGCTTTCTCCAAAGCGCTTTGCTTGCATAGCGGTTGGTGTAGTCAGCGAGCCGCCAAGAACAACATTCTTGGCGGTCTGCGACTGCGATGCGACAGAGATGCGATTGAGGATGCCATCAAGCTCATCGCCAGGATAGATTGTCCGCAGGATTGCGCCTTGCTTGCTCTCGGGATTATTAAATAAGCCCATCATAGACTTGGCGCGTCCAGACCCCATTTGGTTACGAACTGCATCCATCACGCCAGCCCTGAAAGCGTTGACAGATGCAGGGTCGTTCATGATGGTCTGCATATAAATGTCAACTTCGTCGGCACTCTTGCCGAACACTGTTCTACCCTCTTTGAAGGCGTCTCGCGCAGTGCGACGCTGCGCCGCCTGTTGTCTCGCAGCAGATACGGCTTGAGATGACTCGTCTATCGCGGTGCGCAGAGAAGTTTCAACAGGTTTTAGAGCTTCTCCAACACCGCCACGGCCTGATGTATAGGCCGAATTGATGGTTGCTTGAAGGCCGCGACGAATGATCTCAGCGTCCTCTAGCGTCGGCGCTCTTGCAAATGTGACTTCGCCTTTTTTGTCAAAAGAAAAGAAAGGCTTTTTACCTGTCTGCGCGACATAAATATCGTTGATGTCCTTCACGGCAGAAGGAGATCGTTTTAGTGCATCCGTCAGACTAGCAAGAAGTCCTTCATCAATAACGCCGCCCGTTTTAAATGCTTGTGTGTAAAGTCTGTTTTCAAGTTGGCGCGCCTCATCATCTGTGGCCTTGAAATAGCGAAGAACATTAGGAGGCGCACCAGGGCCAACTAATCTTTGTTGCATCTCTGATAGCACATCGTTGCGCAGTTGATCCGGCCTGCGAGTCAAAGCGCTTTGAATCGTCGTCGCTGCTTGACCTCCCATTGCGTACAGACCGCGCACAGCATTAAGCAGAGTCTGGTTCTCTGCCATGATCTCGCCGTTAGCGATGCGTTGTACGATTTCATCAGTGGTTAAACCACTCTCAGATGCAAGGCGCTGGATCTCGGCCTCTGCTGCTTTGCCTCCACGGCCACCAGCAAAACGGCGAGCATAGTCAACAACTGAATCTGTCAGTTTGCCAAGACCCAAAAACGCAGCCTGCACGCCAGGAGCGACAGTAGCCCCGATTACTGTTGATTGCGGGATCCTTGCAAGGCGCTCATAAATGTCGCCTTCACCTGTCAGGAAACCTGTCACGCCACCCTGAGCGCCACCAATGGCAGATGTTCCTGCTAATCCTTTAATAAGAGGAAGCACCCGAGGCCCGGTCATCGCAGCCGCAGCAGGCGCTCCAGCGCCACCAGTTGCCAGAGTAACGCCAGCAGCCGGCAGCATCCCGCCAAACGCTTCATATCCAAGCGACTCTAGCGGTGCTTGTTGCTGATACGCTCGCATCTGGCCGCGAATTTCTGCAAGCACTTCCTCATAAGGACGCCCAGTAACGGCTGACCTAAGACGCGCTTCTATTTCATCTGCACCGCCAAGAGTAACGCCTTGAGCCATCGAGCGCAGCCGCTGAGTCGGCTCAGGCTCAATGGGAGCCTGTGCCGCAGGTGCAACAGGCGCCGCTTGCACTGGCTGCTGCATTCCAGCAACCTCACTTCTAAGCAATTGGAGCTTTTCTAAAGACAGACCAGACAGGTCACCGCCCCTAATCTTCTGCAATTCCTCAGTAGTAAATTGCTCGAAAGCCATCATCTGCCCCCTTGAAATTGCTGCCGGCGCTGAATTTCAGCATCTAATGAGTTGAGTAGACTTGGCGCAGATCCACTAGATGGTGTTGTGATCTCATATAAAGGCGCAAACTGTTGGAAATCTTTAATTTTTCTGGCGCGATTTAGATAATCTTGTTGAGCCTCTATGCGTGCTGTTGCAACTTTTTTGGCCGTAGCCAAAGCCGACCTCAACTCAGGAGCAGAAAGCGTTTGATCTCCAGCCGCAGCGCGACGCAAGATTCCGCGCTCTGTATCAGTCAAAGCACCCTGCCCTCTCATTTGTTGAGCGGCCTCAAGCTCAAGTTGTGCAAGACCCTGAACAACTGTCCTTGTGTTGGCAAGTCTTTCAGATTCATTCTGACCAGCAACTCCAAGCTGTTGTCCAATTCGGAGCATTGTTGTCCTGTAATCAGCGGCAGGACCAATGACAGCAGTGTCAATTGCTGGAGCAATTCTCTCAATGGTCGAAAGAGTGCTAACCGCTGCCCTAGCGTTTTGCGTCATCTCATCAAGAGTCTTGATGGCCTGTGAAGCAGCACCGCTCACAAACTCTTTATTGCCAGGAAGGTTGACAGTCGTGGTTGGCCGGATTTGTTCTCTGTACTGTCCAACAGAAACCATTCCGGGCTGTCCTGTGCCAGCAAGGGTTCGCCCGGAAATGTATTCAGTAGCAACAATGTCAGATGGCTTTGGTTGATATGGGGCTGCTCCACTAACAACCCTTTCTTCGCCAAAAGCATTGGTCTGAATCATGACATCTTTGCCATTCCTTACGCCAGGCTCTGCCTTGCCAAACTGCAAAGACTCTATTGGCGCATCACCTTCAACGATCTGCTCTTGTCCCAATTTATTTGTCCTGATGACCACAGGTTTACCACCGCGAACTACAGTCTGTCTTGGGCCAAACTCAGCAGCAAGCGAGGAAATTTTCATCAGTTCCTGCATCCCTTGAGTGGGCTTCATCCGAGAAATAATTGCTCGCTGCTCTGGAGTGAGCATATTCATCAAGTTCGATGCACTGGCAGTAGCGGCTCCTTCAGGAACTGCTTGACCGATAAGAGATGCACGCTGAACCGTTGGGCCAGCAGGCATCCCAGATACCAAAAGCGCTTGCGCTGGCGTTATAGTTTGAGGCCCACCAGCACCACCAGTGCCACCAGCGGCGCCCATTACACCAAACATCGCCCTAAAGTCTCTGGCAGACTCAACCTCCTGCCTCGCCTCCTCGAGCTTCTGCCGCGTCAGCATCTGCGTAAGGGCAGACTGCTGCGCCCTCTCTGCGCCCGTTTGCCCTGCCTCGAGGGCAGATCCAAGCGCCTGGCCTAAGCTGACTCTGCGTGTCGATGGACCGCCCGCTTGCAGCAGTGCCGCTGCGGCGGCGAGCAACCCGCGCTGGTTAATCGCAGCACGTTGCTGCGGTGTCATCAGGTCTTCAAGCTCATTGCCGCCGAAAAGCGATCCGAGCAATCCTTCAACAGATTGACTTCTCTTGGCGGCAGGTGCAGCAGATGCAACAGGTGAAACAGGTGCAGCAGATGCATCAGCGAGCAGACCTTCAATGGATGGTCGCGTAGACATTGGCGCTGGTGCAGGCGCTGGAGCAACCACCGCAACAGGCGCGGCAACAGGCGCATCAACAACACGCTCGGCAACAGTTGGCCTCGCAGCGGCAGGAGCAGGAGCAGCAGCAGGAGCAGCAGCAGTGCGCGCGGTAAGATCGCTGATCCTGTCTAAAAGAAATTTTCGCGTTATAGGTTGAGGCCCATCAAGCTGATCTAGTTGTTCTCGAAACTTAGCAATGTCAGCCAAGTCACGTTCTCTCTGTCTGCCAGCATAGTATTGCTGTCTGCTATTGAAATATGCGTCCATCTGCTCAGGACTCATATCCATCAAGCTCATCTCAGTAGCCATATCTAACTCCTTAGCCCAGCAGGCCCAGCAATGCGCCGAATCCAGCGCCGTAGCCGGCACCCAGACCCTCAATGCCTTTACCGATCGTCGATCCAGCCAATGCACCGCCAAGGATGCTAGAGCCAGTGTTTCGGTACAAAGGCGATGTCTGCGTCATGCCCAGATTAGGTAGCTGACCGCTCAATGCACCCTGCGAGATGCCAAGGCGCTCAAGGCCAATGTTGCGCAGAGCATCCATCTGCTGCTGCTGCAACTGCTGACGCGCACCACCCAGCCCGATCACATCCATCGCACCCTGACGGCCAATCTGCCGAGCCTGCTGCGCCAGTTGCGCCGCCTGCCCAAAGCCTTGCTGACGCAGCAGTGCGCTAGTGCGAGCGGCTTGCTGCAACGCGGCCTCATTGGTCAGCGACTGCGCAACGCCCTGCCGACTCCCGCCAAAGGCCCGTGCCGCCGTGGCGCGTTGCGCCTCTTGCGCTTGGGCCATCTGGCGCTGCTGCTCAATGTCTTGCAGGCTTTGCTGCACCACCTGCTGCTCGTAGGGATTCTGGAAGGCGGCGATCTCCTCGGGCATGAACGGAGTCAACCCGAGGTTTGTAAGCTGCCTCTCGCCGGCCTCGTACAGTGGAGTAAACCCAGCAAACTGGCGAGTCGGCAGCGCAGCCGCAACGCCTCGAGCCTGCTCCAGATTTGCTAGATAGGCTTCTCGGATCGCAGGGTCAATTTCCTGTCGAACTGTTTGCGTGTCATTGCCGCCACCAAACAAAAAATCTAATAGTGCCATTTTCCTACTCCTTATTTCCTACGCATTTTGATACTGGCTCGGCCTTCGTTCAAGGCTTTCAGCTTCTTGTCGCCCAGCTTCTTCGTGGTTGATTTCTTGATGACATACTCGCCGGCTTGAAGCGCAGCGTATCCATCATCTGGTCCGGGTATCGTCTCATCGACAAGCAGGCCGCTCATCGTGACTTTGCCGCCTTTGGCGTAAAAGCCACCAGAACCATCACCGAAACCGCCATAGCCGCCATCACCATAACCTAATCCTGATCCTGCCTCTGCACCAGCAGCAGCGCCAGCAGCGCCGGCTGCTGCATCAGCAGCGGCAGCGCCGGCAGCAGCGTCAGCAGCGGCGGCGTCAGCAGCAGCTTGAGCATCAGCCGCTACAGCCAGGCCAGATTCATTTGCTATTGCATCAGCAATGGCCTGCGCTTCTGCTTCTCCAACAGCAGCATTTGACAGTCCTGCCAGAGCATCCATCGCGGCCTGATCGTTTGCCATCTCTGCTGCTTTAGCCTCCAACTCGCCCAACGCAGTAATGCCAGACGATGTAAGACCTTTGCCCAGCAAGCCCGCCAAAAAGCCGCCAGGAGCAAACCCACCAAGCAACCCTCCATAAGCTGACAACGCATTACCTAATGCAATGGCATCAGCGGGATTGCCAGATAGACCACCAGAGGAGTCAACATCACCAGCACCACCGCCGCCAGTGTCAAGGAGACCTGGTCCTGCTCCATCCGATGTACCTGTAGTAGCAGCTTTGCGGCGCAGATACAGATTTGGGTCATAGCCACCAGTGAAACCCTCGTAGTAATTCCCCATCGTGGATGGCGCGGCCTGCTGGCCCATGATCCGGCTGTAGATGTCGCCTTCGCTAACGTAGTAGGGTAGTCGTGTTGCCATCTTTCAGCCTTTTTCAGTATCAGCAATTTTACGCGCCATCACCGCTTCCCTGCCGCCACCGCTTCCATTCGCGGCACACCTACACGCCAATCATCGAGAGCGACACCCGTATATCTGACCTTGACCTGGCGTCCAGAAAAACGCACATCTGTCGGCTGGCTCGCGGTATACGGACCGAATGTCGTCTCAGTCGATGTCGGGTAGCTCCTGACCTTAAAGGACACCTGAACCTCGCCCAGTGTCTGCTCGTCAGGCACCAATTGCAAGACCGACATCGTTTGATCGCCATTACCCAACTCAATCGGGCCAGACTCTGCAAAAGGCGTCGCAGAGTCGTAGGCGTAGCCAACCTCATGCTCGTAGATATACCCGTCGCTTGATACCATTAGCGGGTTGGCAAAGACTCCTCGATCCGTCCCCGCCGTGCGAGCCAGATCGCCAATTGCCCAGTGGCCTTCGCGGTAGTTGTACACGACATAAGAGTCGTTTTCGGTGGCTTGCGATGACGGGTAGAACCACCAGATCTCGCCATATTTGGAGTTGTTGACCGCGTAGATCTTGCTCGCCTGCGAGAAATTGAGATCCTGGAACACAAAGTCAGAGACATCGCAAGGCAAAGGCTTGACATATCCGTCATATATCCAAAAACCGGATGTAGACATCCAGATCGCGGCAGTCTCAATCGCCGCCACGGACTGCGAGGAAATCACGCCGCAGGCAGAGCCAACCTTCTCAAAGCTGTACACATAGGGCAGGCCGATGTAGGTCGCCGTATGGACATCAACATCAGTAAAGAGGATGCTGATGCCTCTGACGCGCTTGCCGCACCTGAGATTGCCAACTGTCGCCAACTCAAAGTCACCGGCCTGATTCGTCGCGGTAGGCGTCCAGACAGTATTGTTCTCCTGATCGCACCATTGCACCTTGCGAGGATTGCCACCAGCGCCCAGCGCGAACAGGAACCGCTCCGAGGTTACAAGTAAAGCCTCGTTGTTTGTAGGTGCGTTGGCGATGACTGCGGCCAGCGTTGGCGTCGTAAAGCCTAGCTGCCACTCGTAGAGCTTGCGGTCATAGTTGGAGCAACCCACAAGATACTCGCCCCAGGTATCCAGACTCCAAGTCGTAGCCGGTGTAATGTTGGTCAGATCGGGCCGCGCAACTCCGTAGGAGTAGGAGCCATAGGTGCTGTATCCGTAACCGATCTTGACGATGGCATCGGCATTGCCAGCCGTAAAGCCTGACGGAGTAATGTCCTTGAGAGTCCCGCCCTCGTTCATCGCGTACAGCTTGGAATGCGTGCCGGCACCGATCCAGCGATTGCCACTGTTGTCCCGCCAATTGATGAAACCTCGGCACGATCCCGTCATCTGCGCGGTGCTGCGCTTGCGCCACCCGCCGACAGGGCGCATCGTTCCTTCGTACCAGCGCACCAGGGAGGCGTCATAGTACCTGCCAGCAGACTGATACTCAGTCCCGTTACGGTAAACGCCTGGCGGGATCTTCAGAGGAATATAGGCCATGATTTCACGCCGATCTGTTAGAGACAAAAGTCACAGTCAGAATTATGGATGGAGTCGCAGGGATGTCGGGTGTCGATCCACTCGCCGTCACTGCTGGGAATTGCTCCATCGACACACCAGAATCCGACACCCTCCACATCATCTCAAAATAATCGTTTTCAGCAAGCTCAATGTAGAAGTTCATCGCCGCGATCAGCCGGCTAGCTGATCCAGTTGACTTGCGTGCCTTGATGCCGAATTGACTATTTGATCCAGCGATGTCAGTCCCATTCTTGCGGAACCAGATGTTTATGTCCTGAACATCGTTCGTCGTGTTGATGAACTGCGCACTAAATTGAGCGTTGTACAAGCCATCTTGAGACACGACAATTTTTGATGGCAGATCGCCCGTCATTGCGGTTGATGTAACTGTCTGAGAGGCAGATACGGTGTATGTCCCAGTGCCGCCAGCAGTACCCGTTAGCTGCGCGACGATCCTGGTGCCAGCCGTAACGCCGGTTCCGCTGATCTGCATTGACGGGAAGATCGCGCCGGCAGAGATAGCCGAAACAGTCAGTGTCGTGGTGGCGATTGATGCAGTGAAGGATGCGGTGCGCGAGACTACGCTGATGCCGTTCGAGTAGTCTGTCGTGTTGTATCTGAAGTAGTACGCGACTGCGGTTGATCCGTCAGCTTGGTCTGTGTCGTCTTGGAAGGCTCCGTAAGGAGTGTTTAGGTACTTGCCACCTCGCGGCCCCGCAATCGTTGCCAGCGCGTTAATCAGCTTGATGAAGAATGTTCTCATCGCGCTGTTGCTCTGGTCGTGATAGGCGCGGTCATACAGAGTCGGCGCCGATCCGATACTCGGAGGCGCTGGCGTCTGTATCTGCTGATTGAGGTTTGTCGCCATGCCTATGCCAGATGTTTGCTCTCAGCCTCAATGCCGTCCAGACGCCTCATCCAGCCTTTGCCAAACGTGGCGAAGGTTGAGAGACTCTTGTAGTGGGCCTCGCGCAGATGACAGAAATCCGCAATGATTGCAACGGGTTCCTTGCTCGCAACCGCAGCCATCGTCGCTGGACCAATCTGACCGTCTGCCGTCACTCCAACAGCTTGCTGAAGAAATTTACTAGCCCGACCAACACCAGCATTGACGGCACAATCAAACACGCACAGATCAACACCACTAGGAAGGTCATCCCCGCGCACAGCGTCCCAATACCGTTTCTTGTACAGCGGAGAAACCATCTCCACGGTAAGCGCTCGCATGTCGGCTTCGGTAGCAGGTTTTCCACTCCAATCCTCCCAGACTCGTTTTGTCACCCCTAGATTGGTCATACCGCCAGGATCAGCAGGATGATTGACGTAGCCGCCTTCCCACTTGAGGATGTGCTTGATCGCTTCTTCCCAGTTGTCTTTCATGTTATTTCCCCGCTGATTTAGAAAGCAGATCCGTCTTAGCCTGCGAACCGGCAGACGATCCAAAATAGTAGGCGATGATGCCTGTCCATGCGGTGCCCAGAGAACCGAGCATCATCAGGATCGCAGGGTTGTTGCTGTCGATCTGGTTAAAGAACATCATCACCATGATGCCGAAAAACCCCAATGTGACCGCGCCAGCCAGGATCGGCGGCATCATCGAGCGGGTTGTCGCTTGCATCTCCCTGGCACTCTTGCGATCCTCAACAGAGAGCTTTTCAAAGTTCAGACCCAGTTCCTGCGCCTGCTTCGCCAACTCAATCTCTGCGAGCTTGACCTGCGCGATCTGGTCAGCCGTGAGCTTGTTATTTGCGATCAGGTCGCCGACCTTTCCCTCATCGACTCCAATGGCCTTGGAGATCGCAGAGACGGCCATGCCAGCCAGTGGGCCTCCCATCGCGGTAGCAATCGTCGGTGCAATTTGTTTAAGCCACTCCATATCTCAGCCTCCTCTTTTTGTCAGCATTGCGCTGGCGATCTCCAGCATGAACTTGGTCTGCTCGAGGTTCTTTGGTGGCTCCGTCCAGCCCACAGTAACCTGCCCCACAAAACGATATGAGTCTGGCGGCACGCTGACGCGGCAGGTAAACGCGACACCCTTCTCCAAATACCAAAGACCAATCTCTGACTGAGCGTAACGGTACTCCCCACAGGGGATCTCGTTGGTCATCAGCTTGACCACATCGGCGTTGTTCGCAGCGTTGTGGGTAAACAGACCAACATCAATGTCCTCAATGCTTTTGTCTCTGCCTTCTTTTGTGAAAGCGCGATACAAGGTGCGAGAGTTAAAGAGCGGGTTGACCTTGAAGATCGCCACAACCGTAGCGCCTGTCTGCTTAAAAAGCATCGTCGCAGCGTCTTCTGCCCGCTCTGTCCGTATTTCAGGCAGCTTCTTGGACTCCCTGTAGGCGTCACGAATGAACTCTTGACTCTCGTAAAGCGCATAACCCGCGAAGGCGATGACCGCCATCAGGATCACAGCAAACAGCTTGAACGGCGAGTCCACATAACCCAGAATCTTGTCTAAGGCTGTGTTCGCGTTCAGCTTGTCTGTCATGTCGCCTTCACCACTGCCCAGATCGTCACTGCAATTGCAAAACCACCAACGGCCAACCCGATCAGGATGGCGATAACCTCTTCAATCTCAGATTGCCGCCTCTGGGCAGCTTCCTTCTTGCGCCTTGCGTCATGCGCTGCATCAATGTCCATTTGCTTTGCACGAGCAGTGATTCGGGCCCACACGTCCATCTTGTTACTCTGGAAGAAGAGCATCTTGACGGATTCTTCAAACTCCCTTGCCTGTTCCAGCGCCATCTCTAGTTCAAGCGCTTTGCCTAAAGATGACCCCTTGAAGCCGCCAGCCTTGGCTTGCTTCACAACCTCGATGGCCTGCTCCTTGGCATCGAAGTACTTGCCCAGCACCGGCCCGAGCGAGGCCACATCGTCAACAGTCTTTGAGACTTTCTTGACAAGCTGAACTGCCGACGATATGGCGGCTAGTGCTGTGACGGGATCTATCATTTCTTTTCACGCCATTCAAGACAAAACACTTTTCTGTCGTAAACGTCACCTGTCCAGGCCCACCTCACACACTCGTACTTCTTCTCTGCCTGCTGCTGCTGTTGCGTCTGCTGCAAAACTTGTTTCGTTTCTACAGGCTCGGCAACAGCTTGCTCGATCACTTTGCGATCCAGATCGCAGCGAAGATCGTCCCGGTCATGCTCACCAGCATGACGCCTGCGGTCTTCATGAGGATGCCCTCAATGCGCTTGAGCCTGGCCTTGATCTGCTCATAGCGCTCCGCGCAAACTGCTTCATGCGTTGATAGACGCGCATCAGTAGCGTCAATGTTCGCCATCACCACGGCACCCCTGCTGCGCTGACCGGATTCTTCTGAGCGGCGATCTGCGCGGCCAGAGCGGCCTCGGTGGCTGCTTTGTCAACGCCAGATGTCCAGCACCATCCCAGCACGGTCTGCTCGGTCAGGCTCGCGTATGGAGTCGTAGGCTGGCCCTCTGACCATGAGCAGGTAGCGTAGATGCTTGCGCTGTAGTCGCCATCGACTGCGGCAGCAGTCCAGTGGGCAGTGGTCACGAAGCCGTCAGAGGTGCGACGGTCGAGTTGGGAGATTGTCCAAGTAATGGTGGTCATGGTTGGGTTCCTTTAGGGGTGGGTTGCTTTGTATGCGTCGAACTCGGCTTTCAACTCCTGCAAAGCCTTCATCAGCGCATATTGCAGATCGGTCTGGTACACGCTCAGGCGCATCTTAGGGTCGTCTTTGGTTCCCCAGTTGCTTTCCATCACTAACTCAGGCGCGACAGCTTGAACGTCCTGCGCCACCACACCAAGCGTCAGGCCGGGGTCATCCTCAGACTGGTCGATGTAGTTGAACGTCTGCACAGGTATAGCGCAGATGGTATCGAGGTAGGACTTGGCCGGTGCGAAGTTGGTTTTCTCGCGGCGGTCAGACAGGTTGACGTTGTTGGCGCTGTAGTTGGCAATGCCGCCGTTGGAGCGAATTTCTGCACGGGTGGCCGACGAATCAGAACACAATAGAAAAACATTGCCCGTGCCGTTGGGTGCAACAGCGCTGTAATTTACTGCAACGCCACTGGGCGATGACCCAGTTGTATTTCGTACATACAACGTCCAATCATTAGCGCCACCAACCAATTCGTGGTAAGACGCAGTTGAGCTTACATATGACCCGTTGTAGCTCGCCTTAAAGTACCCCCCGCTGGTGATACGGGCGCGTTCGGAGCCGTTGGTTAAAAAGTTAATGTAGCGAGTGCTTGCAGCAGAAATTTCAAGATTTGTACTTGCGGCATACACATAACCGGCGCTTGAGTTGCTATTACCAAAAGCAAGAACCGCATCCGTTCCATTGATGGTTACGTTGCCTCGCCCAGATGCAGACGTCAGTGCTGATGTCGTCCCCACCAGCAAATTCCCATTCGCATCCAAGGTCATTACTTGGCTGAAGCTAATAGCGTTGCCTGCTGTGCCGGAGGGGGCGG